CATCTTTGCGTTCCATGATAACCCCTAAAAGTATTAGATAACACCTGCATTCTATCATACAAATTTAAATTACCCTACACCTAATGACAAAAAAGGGGTCTTTTCAATTCCGTTATGAAACGTAATATCTACTAAATATAGAGTAGATATATAATCTACATATGATCGAAGTATTACTCAGCCATCTATATACATTTAGGGGTATTAGGGGTATAGGGGTATATATAAAATAAGGGTAATAGAATCAATAACTTACAACAATAATTTATACACTTATCAAATTGCTACTTGTGGGTATAACGGGGTATTTTTGGCAAATTATAGTAATTTTAAAATTAGCTCATCTGATCGGACGATGGGGGTATAATTACGTTACGTAATAAGATTGTGGCTATTTACACCATTTACGGAAAAAAGTTGCCCAAAAGTAATATTTACATAATTATAATAAATTATAAAATTTATGCAGTCCGAGCAACGTTGAGTTACACTATTGCAAATCCCCCTTTGGAGCATGTGCAATGGCGATTTCAAACCCCCCAAATCAGATTGGCGAGCCGCTGGCGGCGATACCAGCCTACCTCGTCCAAAACGGTACCGCCGTGGGTTCAGGCAACCCGTTGTCGGCTGGTGACAGCAACAATGCCCCCGTGTCCAACGTCGCGGTTTTAACGCCGGGTACAGTCGGCACAGCGGGCCGTGCAATTGCGATTGTTTTGACGGTTTCCGGCACCGTGAACATGCAGTTATCGAGCGGCACAACGTATTCGATTTATTTAAATTCGGGTAGTCCAAATATTTTGCCGTTGTCCGTGACCGAAATTTTAACGTCCGGCACTACGGCAGTCGGAACATACACAAATTACATTTGAGGTGAGCTCATGTTTCAGCCCGTCATCGCCCCAAAACAAGCGGTACCCTACCAACGAAAATTGCTGTCTGGATGCTCTCAAAACCCATTCTTAACCACGGGTAATGGGGCTTCTCAAAACGACACGTACGGGCATGTTATTTGTGCTGCCGGATCGTTCAACGGCGTAAAACTTGTTTTTAACAACACGTCCGGATCAATAGCGACAGTTGACAATACGATCATTGGGGTTGGTTCGACAATTTACCCGAGCGGTGTCAATAACATCAATAACCCTGACGGTGGTTGGGGCACGGCACTTGGGTCTATCACTATTCCTGCCGGTTCGACGAAAGAGCCGAGCCAATATATCACCCCGTTGATACCAATAAAAAGTGTTGCGCGCGCAGCTGGCGATGCGGATGGTGGTTTGTATCCGTTGCTTTTTGTTCGTAATTTTATCGCCACGGGCAATACCAATTCGTCCTACGCTACGCTTCCATCACCCTGGACGACATTATACGGATCGTCGAACAACCTGGGTTTTAGTATGCAATTTAACGTCAATTATGGCGTTAATAGTGTGGCAACACCGTCGAACTGGACAAGTGGGGGCGGTACAAATACGCCAGTTTTGCTATTCAGCGGCGCCATTTTTCAGTACGACCAGTTGTTCACCAGCGTTTGCGGTATTGGTGATTCGATCATGGCCGGTAACGACGACGGAGCGACCACAATTATGGCGTACGGGTTTATCGCATGCGCCAGTATTTTAGCTGCCGGTAAAAACGTGTCCTGGTTTAGCGGCGGGTGCAGCGGTGCGACAATCCAGCAAATTGCTTACAACGCAAACACGTTGGTCACAAACGTCAATGCCGATATTTACCTGGTGCCGTGCTACACGATCAACTCTGATATCACCACACAGTCCGCTTGGGACATACAGTGGGAATATGCGATGCAGATCGTGGAGATCATCGAAGGGCAAGGAAAACGTGTGATTTTAATGAGTCCTTTTCCGAATAGCGGATTTACTCCAACGCAAAATGGGTACCGTCTTAACCAATTGGCGCGTTGGCAGGCGTATGTCAATTCTGGCGGCAATGGTTGCAACGTTGAAGTGTTGGCTCAGCAAGTCGGACAGGCAAATCCTGGGCAATGGGCAAATCCGGCTTACACAAACGGCGGCACGCATCCTTCTGTAGCGGGTAATTTGTACATCGGGCAACAACTGTTGCAGCCAGTTTTACAACAAATGGTTCAGTAATTTAATTTATGGGTCGCCCCTCAAAATTAACGCCCGTGCAATGGGAAGAGATACGCACTAAATTGATGCGTGGGGAGCGGGCGAGTCATTTGGCAAAGCAGTACGGCGTGGGTGTTGCGCGTATTTCTGAAAGATTTTCAAAAAGTACGGAAAAGCTCAAAGCCATAGCTAATCAAGTTGTTGACGCAAACGCTGCCGTTTCTAAACTGACTGTTCCGGAAAAAGTCGCTGTTTCGAAACATGTTGAGTTATTAGAGCAGATGCAGCGCCATTTGCTGCATGCTGGTAATTACGGGGCCGCGACAGCACATAAATTAAACATGCACGCCGACCAAAAAATGGAAGCATATGATCCGACATTGCCAGTTACACATCCGAGCAATGCACAGATTGCGAACGATGTGATGGTGCTTGGTCGCTTGGCCAACGAATCGTCAGTAATTGCCAGGTCAATGCTCAATCCCAAAAATCGCGAAACTAAAGACGAGCCGCAAGTCATCCAAATTATTGGTGGGTTTGACTAATGTCTCAGAGAGTCATCGAGTTACCGTCGATGCACACTGGTCAACGTGCTTTATATAATCGGTGGACAAGACGAAACGTTGTTCGATGTGGACGCCGATGGGGTAAAACCCTGATGATCGCCACACTGGCGGGAAATTATTCCATGAAAGGCAAAAAAGTCGGAATATTTACGCCCAACAAAAAGCAATGGTCAGAGATATTTTCATTGCTCGAAAATATTCTACATCCGCTTATTACTCGTAAAGATCGTACAAATGGCCTCATTCGCTTATCGACTGGCGGACTGATTGATTTTTGGTCTGTTGACGACAATTATCTGGCTGGACGCGGGCGTGAATATGATGAAGTTCTGGTTGATGAAACTGCATTTACTAAAAACGGGCAATTTAAAGACATATGGCAACAGGCTATATTGCCCACGATGCTGACCACAAAAGGTCGCGCATCCATGTTTTCCACGCCGTTCGGTATCGACGCTGATAATTTTTTTTACGAAATTTGCATAGATAAATCGCTAGGCTGGATGGAGTTTCATGCGCCGTCGATCTCAAACCCATATGTGCCGCCTGATGAACTCGCTGAATATGAGCGAACAAATCATCCCATGGTGTTCCGCCAGGAATATCTCGCCGAGTTTGTCGATTGGTCAGGTGAAGCGTTTTTTAGCATTGATAAAATGCTGGTCGACGGTCTACCCGTCGCTATGCCGACTAAAGTTGACGGCGTGTATGCCGTAATTGATACGGCAGTCAAGGGGGGCAAAGAGCACGACGGTACAGCGGTCGTTTATTTTGCGATCAATAAAATTTATGGTCATCCGTTAATTATTTTGGATTGGGACGTGGTGCAGATTGACGGCGCCATGTTGGAATTGTGGCTGCCATCCGTTTTCCAGCGCCTGGAAGATTTGGCGAAAATTACTGGTGCCCGACACGGTAACGTTGGTGCGTTCATCGAAGACGCGGCGGCGGGTAGCATTTTGATTCAGCAGGGACGCAATCGCAATTGGCCGACTCACGCTATTGATAGCATTTTGACATCGTTAGGCAAAGATGAGCGTGCAATATCGGTGTCTGGCTATTATCATCAAGGTTTAATAAAAATAGCGGAACAGGCTTATAATAAAAATGTCTCTTTTAAGGGGCAGTCTAAAAATCATTTACTGACACAATTGGGCGGTTATCGCATTGGCGATAAAAATGCTGCGAAACGTGCCGACGACGTAGCTGATTGCGTCATGTACGGCATTGCGATTGGTGTTGGAAATAAAAAGGGCGTTTAAATGTCGAACATTGCTGTCAATACATCATCTGTCCCCAGCCAGTTGCTTATGCTGCTGAACACCAACGGTATCGACCCTGGCACACAGGCGGGGTATGAGCTATGCAAACAACTGTGGATATATCATCCGCTGGGCGGCAAGTTGGTCGAAAAGCCGGTCAATTTGGCATTGTCCAAACCGCGCAAAATTAACGTTGACGCTGAGCCCAAAGATATGCTGACGCAAGCGTTCGAAGCCGAATGGGAGGCGTTGGGTGCCACTAACCACATTCGCGACGTGATGTACATTAGCCGGTGTTATGGCGCGGGCGGGATTGTCTATGGATGCCCAACAATCCCGACTGACAAACCAATAGACCCTTGGTCGCTTCCCGGGATGGAACTGTATTTCAACCAGTTGGACCCGCTCAATATGGCGGGATCAATCGTCACAAATCAAAATCCGAATGCGCCTGATTTTCAAAAACCGTTAAATTACACGACTGCGGCGGGGCAACCATATCACCCAAGTCGCGCCAGCGTTATTTTTAACGGTACGCCGATTTATCTGGCGTTTCAATCGTCAGCGTATGGTTACACCGGTCGGTCGGTATTTCAGCGAGTTTTATACCCGATGCGGTCTTATATCCAGTCGATGGTGACGGACGACATGGTGACGTTTAAGGCCGGGTTGCTCATTGCTAAAATTAAACAAGGCGGGTCAATTGTCAACGGTTTGATGCAGGCATTTTCAGGGATCAAGCGCTCATTGTTGCAACAGGGCACGACAGGTAACGTTTTGAGCATTGAGCCTGACGAAGACATTATGTCGATCGATCTGCAAAATACGCACACCGCGATGACCACGGCGCGCGACAATATCGTCGCAAATATTGCAGCCGGATCGGACGTGCCTGCCCAATTGATTAAAGAGGAAGCGTTCGCCAACGGATTCGGGGAAGGTACCGAGGACAGTAAATCAATCGTGCAATTTATCGATGGTGTGCGTGTGGACATGGCGCCGCTATTCCGGTTCTTTGACAAGATCGTAAAGCATCGCGCCTGGAGTCCTGATTTTTTCGAAGCGGTCAAAGCCGACTGCCCGGAGATTTACGAAGGTTTGACGTACGAGCAAGCGTTTTACAAGTGGGACAAGGCTTTCAAACCCGCGTGGGAAAGCTTGCTTGAGCAATCTGCGGAAGAAAAGGCCAAGGCATACGAGTATAAAGTCAAAAATCTGACCGAAATTATGCGTACCATGTTGCCGGTTGTCGACCCGGAAAACCGCGCGGTTTTACTGCAATGGGCCGCTGACAATCTGAACGAAATGCCCGAAATGTTTTACAGTCAATTAATTATGGATTATGAGGCACTGGCGGAATACGTACCGCCAGTGCCAATGGTCGAACCAACGGAACCTAAACCTAAATAGGGAATCGCTATGAACTCATATGACCCAAGAAAATCTTACGCTGGTGCTGATAAATCAGGTCTTACGTCAATTCAATGGGTTGATATGACACTGGATCGAAATGAATATTTGGACAAAACCCATAAAACTGATCTGAGTTCTAAGCATTTGGTCATGGTCACACTGAATCAAACTCATCTGCGCGAACTCTCAAAATCACATCCTGAATATTTCAGTAGCATGCCGCCTGTTGAAATGGAAAATTTGACTATTGAGCTTGTTGACCCAGATTCATATTCGTCCAAATTTGCGAAATGGCTTGATGCCAAACGTGCCGGAATATGTACCACCAACGCCAATGGCCGAACCAACGGAACCTAAACCAAAATGAAACTTGATCAGTTATGAATGACTTCTACACCGTCCTGTCGGCTGCGGTAAATGATTTTATCGTTTATGGCTATGATGACGAGCAACGGCTGAAACAATGGGTCGCCAAACTCAGATTTGCCGCGGCGCGGTCACTTATTCCAAACCATAAAATGGAACAGGAAATCGCCCGTGCGCTCAATAAAGCGTTTGACCGGTTGGTGATTCGAGGGGGTTTGGTGAACAAAGATGTTTCCAGATTTACTATCGATAAGCTCAAGCCTCAATTGCGCCAAGAGTTGCAACGCCGGATTTACGCCAGTACGAATCTGATCAAAGAAAATCGCGAGGAAGCGATCAATTCAACGCTGCGACGGTTCCAAGGCTGGGCAACGTCGATCCCAGATGGCGGTTCTAAAGCCGTCGATAAAGTCGCTGAAAAAACAAAAATTAAAAAAGATTTAGCGTCGATCCGATTTAAGCAAAACCGGGTAATTATCGACCAGACGCACAAATTAATCGGCGCAATTAATGAGGTTGTGGCCACCGATGCCGGGGCGTTGGGTTTGATCTGGCATTCGAAATGGCGTCAGGCTGGCTATGATTATCGCGAAGACCACAAGGAGCGCGACGAGAAAATTTATCTGTTACGTGACACTTGGGCCATAAAAGCCGGGCTACTAAAACCGATAAATGGCTATTACGATCAAATTACAGCGGTGGGTGAGGAAATATTTTGTTCGTGCCACGCCCAGTACATTTATAATTTGCGAAGATTCCCCGAAGAATTTTTAACTGAAAAAGGCAAGATTCATTTACAATCTAAATTACCGGCAAATGATGTGAAGTAGATCGCCCGTCGCGGTTGGTCTGACTAACCACCTTACGACTGATTAAGTCGGTT